GATTTTTCTGCAAAATTATTTTCTAATAAAATATTCATATTTGCCCTTTTAGATTCAGGTGTTACTTCACCTCCTGCTGGCGGTGCTGTTTCACCTCCTGCTGGTGGTGCAACTTCTTCACCTGCTGGTGGTGGAGCTGTTTCAAAACCTCCTCCGCCAAATGATGGTACGGCACCCGTATCTTCACCCCCTGTAGTTGCAGCCGCATTTGCAGTTGCTCCTGAAGTATTACCATACAATTTGTCAATATTATCAAATAGACCTGTTTTAGTAATAACCGTAGGGGTTGCTTTAAGTTCCTCACCAACGGCTCTTTCAATTCTTTGTTGTTGTAAATCCAGTCTAATTTCTTCATCAGACCAGTTAAAGATATGTTTCTTAGCCCAAGTTGATGATGTAGGTTGGATACCGTTTCCTGGGTCGGCAACCAAATCTTTATACAATAACACTTTTTCTTTCCATACATCAATTTTCAATAAATCGGCTTGTGTAGATGGGTTAGATAAACCTAATGTAAAGTTTTGTAATTCGTCCTCAAATCCTAATAAGAATAAGTGAACAATTGCAATCTTGTTTAACTCGGCAATCATTGATTTTTGAATTCTGTTGATTGTACGAGCAAAACGGATATCTTGTAATGATAAGTTTTTACCATCACCAACAACTTCTTCAAATCCTAAGAATGCCTTAGGAACACGAAGTGCGGTTAATAATTTCTTTTGGATATATTCAATATCCGCAATTTCTGATAAGTTTGTTGCTCCAGGTAATGTTGTAATTGGGTCTGGTGCTGCAGGGTCACGAACAGGGATGAAATAATCTTGGTCAACCGCCATTTGATTGAATCTCATATCCACGTTTCCTGTTTTAGCGTCCACAATTTGTTCTCTTTTAAACTTGTTGGCTACACGGTTTACGTACGCTTCAACATCATCATCATTCATGTTACCCACGAATACTTTAAACATTCTTCTTTCAGGTGCTCTTGATGTACGATAGATTAACATCGCATCTTCTGACAACAATAACTGTTTCCAAATACGTCTTGCTTTCTCCAACATTGATGTACCATAAGGAAGTTTTCTGTCATCACCTAATAATCTAAAGTGAGCAATCTCCCATGATTGGAATTCCATGTTTCTGTTTTTCCAAGTAAAATGAAGAGCCTTTTTATTCTCGTCTTGTTCCTGTGTGATATCAACAGTAATTTTAGCAGTCACACCAACCTCATGACGTTCAATTTCAATTGTTGGTAATTGTTGACAACCAACAATACCTTTTTCAGGGTCTAATTTCATATAAACAAAATTATCACCATACTTACAAGTGTTTCTTGTCCACATTGGTAAGTTAGTATTGATGTCAAGGGCATTGTTAAATAAATCAGCTAATACTGATTTAATTCTTTTTGACTCAGAATAAATTTGAAGAATAAAACCATCTTCATTTGTTGTTGTAGATTCTTCAGAATAAATGTCTAATGCCGCAGAAATTTCAGGAGTATATTCCATCGATTCATAATCATACTGAGCAGATAATCTTGATGGTTCATAATAAATCGCTTGAGAATATAAGTTGTTTTCAACTTTAGCCCATTGATTTGTTAGATAAAATGTTTGTTGTGCTTGAAGTTTTTCTCTCTCATAATCATCACGATTTGGCGTACGCAGAAGTTCTTTTTTATCAAACTTAAAAGTCGGATAGTCCTGTTTCAACAGTGAATTTGGGCCGAATGTTTGCGATAGCCTCTGCCAGACCGTTAGATTTTGTTCACTCATATTACAATTTTACTAATTACTTTGATAATATAAATACTTATCAGGCACCAAATAGCCATCCGTATTTTTGGTAATCAGCTTTAGTGGCTTCACCATTATTACCCATACCATTACCTCTACCCATTTGAGGAACCATTGGATTAAAGAATTCAGAAGAGTTTTTGTTTTCATTAACAGTGGTTGCCCATGAGTTAATCATTGCTTTTGTATGATTGGTTACTTTCTCTAAAGATTGGAATGATTTTTCTGCAACATATAACGCCATAGAAACTCCCATGATACAGTCATCATGATGACCTTTTTGGTGGTCAGGTCTTCCGTTAATATAAATGAATGTATTCATTTCATTGTATAATCTATTTGAATATACTTTAAATCCATGTCTAACATTTTCTTCAAACGCAGATATAATTTGAACCCTTTTTGAGTTAAAGTTAATACCTGGTATTCTGTCATTAATTTTTGGGTCCCATTTCCATTTATTAGTTGTATCTACATTATCAACATATAATCCAGCTTGATATGATAATTCTTGTAATTTTCTTGATGTGGAAATACCCATACCTCCTGTGATATCAATTACACAGTAAGCATTATACATTGTTCCCCACTTATAAGCGATTTCCGCTACAACATCTGGTGGAACTTTGGCGACATATTCTAATACCTGTTCTCTTGTTTCAAAATCGATGATTTGGATACACGAGAAGTCCTCAGAGTCACCTCTTGATACATCGACACCCATTACATACTTATGTCCGTTTACAGGTTCTTTAAATATCCATAGGGAACCTCCCATTAGTTTGGCTTGTGGTTCACGTAAAGTATTTTTAGATATTTCTTGCATCAATTCAGATTCGAATACATTATCACCCGAACCTAAAAAGTCACATTCTAATTCCTGCGCTACTTTTCTTCTATCAAACTTTAACTTCTTAACCATACCCTCAAACCAAGCAGAACATGGTTTGTACCCTTGTTCAATATAATCGGTTACAACGGTATGGTCTCTTTCGTATGGATTGTCCATCGACAAATTAATGATATCTTTATCACTATATTCTTCACGATTTAATAAGAAATGTACCAAGTCAGGAGTTTTAACCATATACAAATCTTTTGTATATCTTGGGTCACGATACCAAAACATTTCAGATATTTTAAAATCGTTCATGTTTCTTAATGACTGGTCGTAGATTTCATAATAAATTTGGTCATATCCGTTTGGTGTGGATACAACGATAACTTTACCCCCTGTAGATAGGGATGCCATACAGGCTGACCAGAAATCTGAGTCTGCCTCGATAAACGCCGCTTCATCAAATACAAGAATGGTAGGTGTATAACCCCTCAAGGCATCTTTTGATGTTGCAACGGCTTTAACTTCACAATTATTATTAAGTTTAAAGTGTCTTTGAGAGTTTTTTTCTTTTGAGAATGAAATGCCAACCCACGGGGGCCATTGTTCAGTAAACCCTCTAACTTTGTTAGCCATCTCCATTGATGTATCTAACTTGTTGGCAATAATAAGGATTTTTTCAGGTTTGTTCTTTTGAGCAAATGCTAATTTTTTTGATATCCAAGCGGCGGTTACTGTTGATACACCCGCCTGACGATACTTTAACGCAATGTTTTCATTGTATTTGTCGTAATCTTCAATTAAACTAACTTGGTCGGGGAATAAATCTAATGGGACGTATTTTGATACGGTATTATCGTATGTCTGTAAATAAGTTCGAAGTGCATAAGGAGTATTCCTCATACACTTCGTTAACTCTATAATCAGTTGTTCTTTATTCACACATTTTATTTAGGTCTTGTTATGCCTAAACCATTTAAGAAATCATCTAAACCTTCATCGTCATCAGAATCAATATCTTCTTCTTCCTTATAATTTTCAAATTCTTCTTGCATTTGTTTAGCGTCTCTAACAATTTCTTCAAATCGTTTTTTAGCTTTACCTACTTTAGATGAATCTTCAGATATAGCGTTTCCTATAATTTCTAAGAATTCTTTGGCCTCTATTTGATATAGTAATACATGGAAAAAATTTATTAATCCTTTATATTGAGGTTCAAAAACGTCATCAGGTAATGCGAAACGTATTTTTTCAACAATTTCAGGTCCGATACGTAATTGCATTGGTTCGTTTGATAATACATCAGTTTGACCTAACACTTTTTCTCTCATACCAGGGTCTGAAGGTAAACCAGCTCTACCTTTAGCTTCTTCTAAACCTTTAATGATTTCATGACAAAGAATTGGGAAAATTAATCCTGTTGCTATAATTTTAGTGTCAGGTTGTTCTTCACCTTCCTCTCCTTCTTCATCATCAGCGTCACCTAATTCAACTTTACCTGCAACACCTTGACCAGTTTGACTCATCTGTTCAATCATCTGTTCCATACTAAAGTACATGAAATCATTGATTGCCATGATACCCAAATAATCTCCATATAATGAAGGGTCAATCGCATCTAATCTCGACTTAACGTCAGGTTTTTGAAAAAGGTAATGTCCTTTTTTTGCGGCTCCTTGAATAAGTGCGTTAATAATATTTCTTTTGTGTTTTTCTAATTCTAAAATTTCTTCGTCAGTTAACTCATCAAGGTCAAAAGATGGAAATTGTAATTTTTCCTCATCTTCTTCTTCCTCGTCTTCATCATCTTCAGGTTCCATTCTAAAATTACCTGTATCTGGCATACCTAAACTAGCGTCAATTTGATATCTTCCTTCAGGAACTTCAGCATCATCTAAAGACGCTTCTTTCGCCAATTCAATTAACTCATCTCTGTGAGCGGCTTCAATTCTCATGATGTTAGGAAGTTTTCTCATCATTTCTTGGTAAACCATACCTTGAACTTGTTTAGAACTTAAATCTTGAATACCAGTAACCTGTCTTAATTTATCGGCAACTTTTTGGAATCTTTTGCTAACCAATCTTTGAACATCCTCAACACCTTTTTTCATTGCTGGATTTGTTGCATACATCCCTTCAGGACTAGCTAATTTTCTTTCTAAATTTGGGTCCATTCTTTCAGGAGTTGTCCCGTAATCAATCTGTTCTTTTAATTTCCTTGCCATAAATTATTTTTCTAATAGTTGCATTATTACATCAATCACTTTTTCTTTTGCGTCTTCAGGTGAAACTTTTTTTGCTTTTGGTGCGGGATTTTCACCAGGATTTGGATTTTTGAAAGGGTTTGGTCTTTTACCTGGTTTTGTACCAGGTTTTGTTGGTGCTGGTTTTGTTGTTGGTGCAGGTGCAGGACTTGCTTCAACAATGTACTTGATTAAATCACCTTTAGTGATTTTTGGAGGCATGTTTCTTTCCACTATTTTTTCTATTTGAGATTCTAAAAACAAAGATACGGGATTTTTTCCTTCCTTCAATTGTTTTTTTACTGACATTACACATCTTTCCCATTTCCTTGATTTTCTTGGACCAACTTGTGCGTGACAAATAGCCCATGGATTTGGTTCTCCGTCTTTTTCTTCATTCATATCACCATCACTATAATTCCCAAATCCATCATTAGATGAAGGACCTACTTGATGTGGGTCTTGAGTTTCGGTATCTTTATTTGGGTCAGCAGTAACCACTTCTTCTTCATCAAGTTCTTTTTCAGCTAAACCTAATTTTGTCATTTTAGCTTCAATCCCTGTTAATTTTTGGTCTAATGCATCAATATTTTTAATTTGTCCCGCAACATTAGGATTTGTTACTTGTTCACCCAATAATTTTGAATATAATACATTAATTTGTGATTCAGTTAATTTACTAACTGTATTGGGTGATAATCCTTTTTCAACCAACTTGAGTGCTTTTATATTAGTTTTCATATACTACTTTTTTTTCAAATTCTAAAATTAAATCTCTTTCGTAGAGTTTATCTTTTATTTCTTGTTCGGTACTTCCAAATCTAAAAACCAATCTTTTTTGTCCTTCAGTTTCTTCGGCTTCCCAGGCTAATGCAACAACATCGTCCATCGCATCTATCATACAAAAAAAATCGGAGTTCTGAATCAATTCCAATTTTAAATCAGTATCTTTCAGAACTCCTACTTTCTTAATATATTTTATTTCAGGTGGTGTTGGATATCCATTGGAAGGTTTACTTTCCCATGAATCTCCCCAAACATCCAAACTATCTGAAAAAATAAACTCATACAAATTGTCTCCCTTATAGTTAGGACCTAGTCCATTAACATAAGTTAAATAACTCATAAAATTTCTCCGTTTGGTGTAATTTTAACTTGACCTGATTTAGTTTCAAATACTAAATTCTTTTTATTAGTAACTCCAATAAATTTAGAATTAATATTTTCTTTTACAAATTTCTCAGCCGCCAATTCTTGTTCAATAGTCTCAGTCATTTTTGTTACTGATTCCATGATAGTTTTAACGATTGTTCTTTTTTGTACTTGTTTTTGTACTTGTCTTTCTTTTTGTTCTCTAATTTCTGATTTAGAAACTTCAAAGTATTTTGAAATAACTTTATCTACTTGTGATTCACCAAAGATACTATCAAAGATTGCTCCGTTGTTTGAATAACCTTTTACTCTTTTTGAATCATAATCCTCATCATAATCTTCAGAATAACGACTATCTTCATAATCTTCACCTAACTCATACCCTTCAACAGGAACATCCATATCCGCTTGAATATCTTCAACTTCACTATCGTCAGTCATATCTTCACCGTCCATATCATCTTCTTGACCAAAATCTTCAGTCTCATCTTCTTCAAATTTACTCATGATATCCTCCATATCTTCTTCAGATAATGAAGTTAAATCAAGTGAAGATAATACCATGTTGATAACGTATTTAATATCTTCAGATGTCATACCTTGTTCAGTATCAAGAGTTCTGATTTTTTGAGTCAATTTTCCTGTTAATTTTTGGATTGTTTTAAATGTAACTTGGTCTTCATTTCCACCTTCTTCTGCATCAACATCTACGTCAACATCAATATCTTCACCACCCATATCTTCACCACCCATGTCGTCCATAGGCATGTCATCCATACCCATATCTTCACCACCCATATCACCCATATCACCCATTGGTGATGGTGGCAATTCAGGACTTGGAACCGCTGGAGGAGCCGCAGGTAATTCTGCTGGTGGTCCTGCAGGCATTTCAGGTGCTGCTGGTTTTGGAGTTTTTAAAGTGAACCTTTTTTGTTCACCATATAATGAAACACCTTCTTCGTTTTCATTAAGTCTATTTAATTCACCAGCAACAAGATTTAATCTTTTAAATGCTTGAGAATATGAAGAATAGTATTTTCTATTTTTCATAGGTTCAATATAATCCGTTTCAGATTCTGAAATGGTTTTTTTGATAATATACCCTTGTCTTTCTCTAACAATTTGATAATTATTTCCGTCGGCAAGAGAAATTGAATACTCTGAAGTGGCATTTTCATTTATAGATTTAGGAACCACCTCATTAAAACGAGCAATTTCCATAATTCTATTTATCTTGTTTTGGCCAGTAAGTTTTTCACTTCCAATTGGTTTTAAGTTTGACATATTGTTTGTTATTTATTTTTTAGTTATTTAGTCCTTGGAAACCTCCAATGGTAATCCCGTTTAATTGTTGTACTGGTATTCC